CTCACCCCGCACAGCACGCATGCGCTCTCAGCTGGCCGAAATCGGCGAGCTGATGGACGGCGTACTGGCGTCCATCGACACCCCGAAGGAGACCGGCTGATGCCTACTCTTCAGCTCTCACACGGCCAGGCGGTCATCCGCCTGCGTGACATCCGCGCCCAGCTCGAAGAGCTGGAGAAGCGCGACAGCCTGACCGCCGAGGACGAGCAGACCTTCGACGAGCTCACCCGCGAGTTCGCCGAGGTCGACGAGCACCGCCGCCAGCTGGAGCGCCGCAGCGCCCTGGAGCGGGTCCGTGCCGCCACGCAGGCCACCGACCGGCAGCCGCCCGCCCTGGGCATCGAGCGGGGCACTGCCCACGGCAGCGGCAGCGCCTACGATCTCGACCCGGTCCTGAACCCCGACAGCGTCGAGGACCGCCGGTTCCGCAACCCGTGGGATCTCGGCGAGATGCGCACCTTCAACCGCTCGCCCGAGGACCTCGGGCAGGAACTGCGGGCCCGCGCCCTGTGCGCGGTCGAGAAGATGGCCGGCGCCAACGACCGCATCCGGGCGACGGCCACGCAGATCATCGAGGCGTGGGACGACAAGCGCGGTTCGATCGCCCGGATGTGCCTGGCGACGTCGTCTCCGGAGTACATGCGGGCCTGGTCGAAGCTGGCCCGCGGCAAGGGGCACATGGTGACCCCGGAGGAGCAGCAGGCCCTTGAGCGGGCCATGTCGCTCACCGACAACCAGGGCGGATACCTGGTGCCGTTCCAGCTCGACCCGACCGTCATCATCACGTCGAACGGGTCCATCAACCAGATCCGGCAGGTGGCCCGCCAGGTCGTGGCGACCGGCGACGTGTGGAACGGCGTCTCGGCCGGCGCGGTGTCGTGGCGGTGGGCGGCGGAGGGCTCCGAGGCGGGCGACAACGCCCCGGCCTTCGGCCAGCCCAGCGTGCCCGTCTGGAAGGCGGACGGCTTCGTGCCGATCTCGATCGAGGCGATGGACGACGCCGACAACGTCACCACCGAGGTCGGGCGGCTGCTCGCCTTCGGCAAGGACACGCTGGAGGCCGCGGCCTTCATCAACGGCACCGGGTCCGGCCAGCCGACGGGCATCGTGACCGCGCTCACCGGCACCTCGTCGATCGTCACCTCGACGACGACCGACACGTTCGCGTCCGGCGACGTCTACAAGACGGACACCGCCCTGCCCGGCCGGTACCGGCCGAACGCGGCCTGGCTGGCCAACCGCGGCATCTACAACGCCATCCGCCAGTTCGACTCCGCAGGCGGCACCAACCTGTGGGAGCGCATCGGCGCCGACGTTCCCCCGATGCTCCTGGGCCGCAAGGCGCTGGAAGCGGAGGACATGGACGGCGTCGTCAACGCCACGCAGGACAACTACGTGGCCGTGTACGGCGACTTCGACAACTACGTCATCGCCGACCGGATCGGGATGAGCATCGAGTTCCTGCCGCACCTGGTGGGCGCCAACCGCCGGCCGACCGGCCAGCGTGGTTGGTACGCCTGGTACCGGGTCGGCGCCGACTCGGTGAACGACGGCGCGTTCCGGATGCTCAACGTCACCTGATCAAGCCCGCCCTGACGGCCGGAGAACTGCACGGTTCTCCGGCCGTCGGCATTCCTCGAGGGAGTCACCTCATGAGGCAGAGCCTCTACAACGTGGCGCGGGCCAAGGCGACGCTGGCCGTGGCGCTCCGCACGAACGGCACGGTCAACGGGACCACCGTGGACCTGCACGAGAACAAGGACGCGTCTCGTTCGGCGATGCTCATCGTCCACACGGGCACGATCACCGATGGGTCGCACGCCATCACCCTGCAGGAGTCCGACAACGGATCGTCCTGGGCGACCGTCGCCGCAACCGACCTGCAGGGCTCCGCGCCGACCGTCACGTCCACTGACGACGACGTGCTGTTCGAGCTGGGCTACGTCGGCTCCAAGCGATACCTGCGCGCGGTCGTCGTCACTTCCGGCGCGACGACGGGCGGAACGCTCGGCGCCACCATCGTGCGCGCGTTCCCGCGCCGCACCCCGATCGCGCACAGCTGAGGAGCACCATGAAGCGCTGCACCGAGTCGTTCACTATCTGGCGGGACGGCGCCCCTGTCGCGTTCGTCAACGGCCAGCTGGTCGAGGACAAGCACCCGATCCTGAAGACGCACAAGCACCTGTTCGCAGAGCTGGAGGCGTCCGCCGGACAGGCGCCGCCCGCTCAGCTCAAGCCCGTCGAGCAGGCGACCGCGGCCCCGGGCGAGACCCGCATCCTGACCCCGCCCGCCGCGGGTACCGGCGCTCAGGAAGACAGGCGGGCCAGCGGCAAGCCGTTCGACCCGGGCGAGCACAACGCTCCCGAGGTCCTGGAGTACCTCCAGGACGCCGACGAGGACGAGCGGGAACGGGTCCTGGCAGCCGAAGCCGCTGGCAGAAAGCGCAAGGGCATCCTCGGCGACGCCGGCGCCAAGGAGTAGGAGCGAGCGTGCCGTTCGACCTCGGCGCCACAGCGCGCCTGAAAGCCGACTGCCTCGATCCGGACGGCACTCTCACCACGGCCACCAGCGCGGTCGTGACCGTGACGCTGCCGGACGGAACAACCGCCACCCCACCAGCGACCGAGACGTCCACCCCGGGCCGCTACCAGGCGGACTACGTCACCACGGTGGCCGGACGGCACACGGTGCGCTGGGTCTGGTCCGGGCCCGCACACGCCTACACGGACATGTTCGACGTCAGCGAGGCCGCGCCGCCCGCCATCATGTCCCTGGCCACCGGGCGCAAGCACCTGAAGAAGGCCGACACCTCGGACGACGACGAGATCCGCGAGTGGATCGAGGCATGCACCAGGGCAGTGGAGCAGTTCGTCGGGCCGGTCGCCGTGCGGACCGTCACGGAGACCGTCCACTTCAACAACGCCCGAACCGTGGCGCTCACGAACATCCCCGCCCTGAGCCTGGCGAGCGTCACGTCACTGCGGCCGGGCGGCCCGTCCTACAGCGCCGATGACCTGAGGCTGGACCCGGACACGGGCCTGGTCGACGCCGTGGATGGCGGGATTCTGTACGGCCCGCTGAGCTTCACCTACAGAGTCGGGCGGGTCATCGTGTCAGCTAACATCCGCGCCGCCGCGAAGATCATCCTTCAACATCTGTGGCGCACCCGGCAGGGCCCCGGCCGGCCACAACGCGGCACCGACGACTTCGACGTCACCGAGCCTCTGCCCGGGCTGGGCTTCGCGATCCCCAACCGGGCCGTGCAGCTGCTCGACCCGGACCGACTGCCACCGGGGGTGGGATAGGTGGCCACCTCTGCCCTGCCCGCCGCCATCGACGCTCTGGTCTCGATCCTCGGCGCCTCCAGCGCGCTGCAGGCACTGGGCGTCGCCAGCGACCGAGCGGTGAAGGTCATCGACGGGCCGCCCACAGACGACATCGCCTTGGACGACTTCCTGGCCATCGGCTGGTCCGGCGGCGAGGACCAGGGCGCCGAGTCCGTGCAGGACTTCAATTCGGCTGGCGCCCGGACTCGGGACGAGGACCTCGCGATCGCAGGTGTCGTCGACGTCTGGTCCGGCGACGACACCTTCTCCGCAGTCCGGGCCCGGGCCTTCCAGATCCTTGGCGTCGTCGAGACGGAGCTGCGGGCCACCAACTCCAGCCCAGAGGCACCGACCCTCGGCGGTGCCGTGCTGTGGGCGCACCTGACGCGCACACAGCTGCGCCAGTACTTCACCGACCAGGGCGCACGGGTGGCCCTGGGCTTCACGGTGTCCTGCCACGCCCGAATCTGATGGAGGAACCATGGCGCGTGTGCGCTACATCGGGCCCGAGCCGGTGACCGTGCCGGAACTCGGCGGCCGCGAGGTCCAGCCCGACGAGGTGGTCGAGGTGCCCGACGAGCGCTTCGACGGCTACGTGTGCCAGGCCGGCACGTGGGAGGGCGTCGAGGAGCCCAAGGACGAGCAGGCGCCGCCGGCGCCGGCGAAGAAGACCGCGCCCAAGTCGGCGCCGCAGACGACGGAGGGCTGATCCATGGCGATCGGATCCGGGCTCGGCGCCCAGCTGGGCATCAGCGCCGAGACCACTTACGGCACGTTCGTCGCGCCGACCAAGTTCATCGAGTTCACCAAGGAGAGCCTCGCTCTCAAGAAGACGACCGCGCAATCCTCCGGCATCGCGGCCGGCCGACTGCTGGCGCTGGCGTCGCGGCGGGTGCTGACCCGCAAGGAAGTGCAGGGCAGCATCGACCTTGAGGTCACCAACAAGGGCATGGGGCTGCTGCTACAGGCCCTGATGGGAACGAACGTCACGCCGGTGCAGGGCGGCGCCACAGCGGCCTACACGCAGACTCACACGCTGGCATCCGTGGCGGGCAAGAGCCTGACGATCCAGAAGGGCGTGCCGCTCACTACGGGGACGGTGACCGACAAGACCTTTCTGGGCTGCAAGGTCACCTCGGGCGAGTTCTCGTGCGGCACAGGCGAAATGCTCACCGCAACGTTCGAGTTCGACGGCAAGGACTGCGACGAGGGCCAGACCCTGGCGACCGCGTCGTACCCGTCGATGTCGCCGTTCCACTTCGGGCAGATGGCGGTCAAGACGGGCGCGTTCGGCACGGAGACGGCGCTCGACGGGATCCGCAAGGTCAGCTGCAAGATCGAGCGCCCGCAGGACGTCGAGCGTTTCTACGCCGGTCAGGCGGGGCTGAAGCGCGAGCCGATCGAGAACGACCAGGTCAAGATCACGGGCAGCCTGGAGTCGGACTACGTCGCCACCACGCTGGACGACCTCCACACCAGCGACGGGACGACCAGCCTGGTGTGGGAGTTCATTGGCCCGCTGATCGCCACGACGTTCTTCGAGACGTTCCGGATCACGCTGCCCGCGATCAAGCTGGACGAGGGGCCGCCGGTCGTCGACGGCTTCGGCGTCGTGAAGCCCACGTTCAACTTCACCGGGCTGTACGACGGGACCAACTCCCCGAAGATCGAATACATCTCGACCGACGTCACTCTGTGAGCCCGGCATGGTCGGGCAGATCCGCGTGACTGGCACCGGCCAGCTGCTCACCCTCGCCGCGCAGCTGCGCCGGGCCGGTCACGAGAACATCCGCCAGTCCTACCTGCGTCGCATCCGGCGGGCCGCCGAGCCTCTGCGCGACGACCTGCGGGACAACATCCGTCACCTCGACATCCGCTCGCAGGGCCGCAGCACGGGGAAGCGGGGCGGGCCGTCGCCGACGACCCGCCCGCTCCGGGCGACGATCGCCGCGGCGATCCGCCTCTCGGTCCGCACCACCGGCGCCCCGGGCGCCCGGGTGTGGGTGGACCGGGACCGGCTGCCACGGGACCTGAAGAACATGCCCACCGTGATCAACACGGGCAGGGTCCGGCACCCCGTGTTCGGCAACCGGCGCCGGTGGGCGCAGCAGACCACCACCCCGCTGTGGTGGGACAGAACCGTGCGCGCACACCAGCCGCGCATCACCCGCGAAGTCGAGCGCGTCGTCGACGACGTCCGCCGACGCCTTGAATAGGAGCACCCGTGATCATCGTCTACACGCCCAAGGGCGGCGAGCCCGAGCACTACGACGCCACCAGCCTGCGGGTGTCCGAGGCGGCGATCGTGCAGCGCACCGTCGATATGAAGTGGCAGGAGATCCTCGCAGGCCTGGAGCAGGACGACCTGGAGGCTATGCGCGGCATTGTCTGGGCCATCAAGAAGCGCAGCGAGCCCAGCTTGCGGTGGGGCGACTTCGACCCCGGGGTCACCGAGATGACCTCCCGCATGGACAACGACGAGATCGAACGCTGGCTCGACGCCACCTTGCAGGCCATCGACGAGGACGCGGAGTGGGAGCCGATCGAGCGGCTGATCTCCAGCCGGATCCCTGACGTCGCAGCCGACCCCGAGCACGCCCTTGGCCTTCTCGCCGCCAGGAGCCGGACCCCAAAAGCGACGGCCGGGGAAACGGCCGACGCGCCGCCGGAGCCCGAGACGGACGCGGAGGGCGAGCCTTCGAGCCCGAGCCAGACATCGCCTACGCCCGGACCGTCTACCTCGGACTCTTCGCCCACCTCCTCCACATCCCACCCCGAGACGTCGATGACCTGACGGTCGGCGACTTCTACGCCCTCACCGCCTGGATCGACCAGCACCAGGCCCTGCAGTCGGAAGGCGGTGAGCGCTGATGCCGTCGATGACGTTCATCCTCGAAGGACGCGACCGGCTCTCCCGGACCCTGGACGATGCCGGCGACGCCGCCCTCCGGCTGGCCAGGCGCCTGGATGACTCCGCCCGCCGCAGCTCGGGGTCGGTGGACCATTTCACCCGGGACGCCAACGGGCGGCTGCACGACCTGCAAGGTCGCTTTGTCGCCACGTCCAGCAGTTCCGACCTGATGGCCGGCTCTCTGGGAGAGCTGCGCAAGACGACGCTGCTGCTGGCCCCGGCGGCGATTCCGGCAGCCGCGTCCCTCGCGCCCATTGCTGCGGGCGCGGGCACCGTGGCGGTGGCGGTCGCGGCGATGGGCGCGGCCATCGCCCCGCAGATCGCGCAGCTCGGCGAGGTCTCTGAGGCGCAGAAGAAGTACGACGACGCCGTCACCAAGTCGGGCGCGCACTCCCAGGAGGCCGTCCAGGCGCAGACGGATCTGGCGCGGGCCACGGCCAAGCTGCCGCCAGCGACCCGTGAAGCGGCAGCCGCCTACGCCGTCCTGAAGGACGACTATCAGGCCTGGTCCGACTCGCTGGCCGGGGACACGATGGCCCCGCTCACCAAGGGCCTGATGCTGACCAACGCCCTGCTGCCGAAGACCACGGGCCTGGTCAAGGCGGCATCCGGTGAGTCCGACCGGTTCATGACGATCATCGGCGGGGAGATGGCCTCGCCCGGCCTGGACCGCCTCAACGGCAAGTTCACGGCCTTTGCGCAGAAGACGCTGCGCAGCGTCAACGACGAGATCGTCCACATCCTGCGGGTCAGCGACGGCGGCCAGGTCGGCGGGAACGCACGCGAGTTCATGCAGTGGGCGCGCGCCCAGGGCCCGACCGTGGCCAGTGTCCTGTCCAGCGTCGCGTCCGCCCTGATCCACGTGCTGCAGGCGGGCAGCGACGTCGGGGTCGGTCTGCTGCAAGCCGTCGAGGTCCTGGCCCACCTCGTCTCCGCAGTTCCGCCGGGCGCGATCTCGACGCTCCTCCAACTGGCGATCGCGCTGAAGCTCACGAAGGCGGCGGCTCTGGGGCTGGCCGCCGGCCGGATGGCACTGGGCGGATTCGCTGCTCAGATCCTCGCGATGAACGCGGCGGCCACCGCGACCCCGGGCCGTATGGCCGGGGCTCGGGCGGCCATCGCCGCGCTGTCGCGCACGGCGAAGGTGGCGATGGCCGGCACCGGTATCGGTCTGCTGCTCCTCGCGCTCGGCGAGCTGTCGCAGCGCAGCAAGCAGACACCCCCGGACGTCGACAAGCTGACCAGTTCCCTCAAGCAGCTGGGCGCCACCGGCAAGACGACCGGGGAGGCGGCCGACGCGTTCGGTGAGGACCTGAGCGGCCTGTACGACAAAGTCCGCTCCCTCACGGACCCGAGCACCAGCGACAAGGTGCAGCAGTTCCTCGTCGGCTGGACGGGCTGGGACTCCACTCCGGTCGCGGACGCCAAGGCCAACATCGACGCGATCGACAAGTCCCTCGCGGCGATGGTGCAGAACGGCGACGCTGACCTGGCTGCCGCCGCTGTGAAGCGGTTGACGGCTGAGTACGGCAAGGGCGGCCGGGACACCGGCGAGTTCACCAAGCAGCTCGGCGACTACAAGTCGGCGCTGGCCGATGCCAAGTTCGAGGCCGCGCTGGCGGCGGAGTCGCAGGGCGTCTTCGGCGCGCAGGCGCAGCTGGTGCAGCAGAAGCTGGCTGCGCAGAAGCTGTCGGCGGACGGGCTGCGGCAGTCGATCCAGGCGCTGTCGGACACGTCGAGGAACGCCTTCGACGCGCAGACGAAGATGGAAGCCGCGATCGACGCGGTCACCAAGTCGCTGCAGGAGAACGGCCGGACCCTGGACGCCGGCAGTGAGAAGGGTCGCGCGAACCGCGACGCCCTCAGCCAGATGGCCGCGGCGACCGAAGAGGCCGCGGCCAAGGCCCGCGAGAACGGCGCGAGCTGGGAGACCGTCAACGGCATTTACGACCGGGGCCGAAAGACCCTCGTCGACAACATCGCCGCGATCACTGGCAACCGCCGGGAAGCCGAGGCGCTCGCGTCGACGCTGCTGAAGATGCCCGACAGGAAGCTGCACCTGGAGATGCGGACCGAGGACGCGGTCCGCGGCCTGGACTCCGTCATTTCCGCGATCAAGAAGACGCCTGGCTCCAAGTCGGTCACGGTCTCGGCCTTGACCAAGGACGCGGTCGGCCTGCTTCGTGACCTGGGCTTCAAGGTCGAGCGGATGAAGGATGGCCGCTTCAAGGTCACCGCAGACACCAAGAACGCCAAGGACAACATCGGCGCGGTGCAGCGGGCCCGCGATGCGCTGAAGGACAAGACGCTCACCCTGTCCGCCCGGGACCGGGCGAGCGCCGCGGCACGTGCGATCCAGCGGGCGATCGCCGCGCTCAACTCCAAGACCGTGACTATCACGACTGTCCGGCAGACCATCGCCACGTACTCGACGGATACCCGGCCAGTCACCGGCCAGGGCGGCGTCAGCAAGTACGCGGCAGGCGGTACTCCCGAGGCCGGCGAGATGGCGATGGTCGGCGAGAACGGGCCCGAGCTGGTCGTCTTCGGCGAGGCTGCCCGCGTCTTTGACTCGACCACCACCAAGGGCATGCTGAAGGGAACGGCCACCGCAGGCCGGGCCGCCGCGCAGGGCCTGGCCGTGGGCCTCGGCTCTGGTGGCGGCGTGTACGTGGCGGCCCGGGCGATGGCTGCTCAGGTCACCAGCGGAATCCGGGATGAGCTGGAGATCCGGTCGCCGTCGAAGAAGACGAAGGCGCTCGCCGCGGACGTCGGCAAAGGCTTCATCGTCGGCCTGACCGGGTCCCGCGACAAGATCAAGGCAGTGGCCGCCGATCTCGCCAAGGACATCAAGACGGCCTTCTCCGGCAAGAAGGAATCGTCCCTGCTCAAGATGGTCGACCAGCAGACGAAGAAGCTGCTCGACCTGGCGAAGAAGCGCGACAGTGTCGCCGCGAGGATCGCCACGGCGAAGAAGTACGCCGGTGAGCTCACCTCGTCGGCCCGCGAGGGAGCGGGCCTCAGCAACCTCGGCATGGACGCAGAGAACGTCACGGCCGGTGGTATCAAGGCTGGGCTCGCGGGCAAGCTCGCGCAGATCCGGACCTTCACCCGGTACATCGACATCCTCGCGAAGAAGGGCCTCAACAAGGGACTGCTGCGGCAGATCCTCAACATGGGCCCTGAGGCCGGGTACGCCTACGCCTCGGCTCTGGTCGGCGCGGACAAGAGCACCTTCAAGCAGATCAACTCTCTGCAGTCGCAGCTGGACAAGTCGACAACGGACCTCGGCCGCCTCGGCGCCGACCGGATGTACGACAGCGGCAAGAACGCGTCCAAGGGCTTCCTGGCCGGGTTGACGTCGCAGGAGAAGCAGCTCGAAGCGACCATGGTGAAGATCGCCAAGGCCATGCAGAAGAGCCTGCGCAAGGCGCTGGGGATCAAGAGCCCTGCCCGGGCGATGATCCCCGACGGCGTCAACACCGCCCGCGGCGTCGCCGTTGGCGTGATGGAGGGACTGCCGCACGTCGACCGGGCCATGCAGGCGGTAGCCGGGCGCATGGCCGGACATGCGGCGGCCAGCCCCGTCGCCGGCCGTGCGGCCGTCGCCGCCAGGGGAGGCGGCGGAACAGTCATCCACATCCACGTCGACGGCACGGTCGTCGACCAGCTCGGCTTCGCACGCGCCGCACGCCAGGCCCTGCTCGAGCTGAAGCGGACGAACGGCAACGCCGCGCTCGGCCTGGACTGAGCCGGCACTACGGAAAGGGGGTGGGCGCATGACGCGCGTGTGTGTAGAGGCGGCGTTCGGTACGACGCTCGCAGCGGCTGTCTCCACAGGCGGCACGTGGACCGACATCACACAGCGCGTCGACATCCCGGAGGGCATCTCTATCACCCGGGGGGCGCAGGATGAGCTGTCCCAGATCCAGCCCGGCACGTGCACCATGAAGCTGGACAACTCGGATGGCGCGCTGACTCCGGAATACACCGGCTCGCCGTACTACCCGAACGTCGTCGACGGCGTGCCAATCCGGGTCAACGTCGCCACGGTCACCACGAACCTCGTGCGCAACCCCTCCTTCGAGGGGGGCGCCCTCGATACGTGGGAATGGGCCACCGGCGTCGAGGTCACCACCCCGGTCACCCCCGTGAAGACCGGATCGAACGCGGCCCGGATCGCTTGGAACGCCTCCGTCTCGGACTACGTCCAGACGACGGTGTACGGGCTGACGATCGGCGCGACCTGCACAGCCAGCGCCTATGTGCGGGTGCCCGCCGGGGACGTCGCCGTCCGTATCCGGATGGGCGGGGTGACGTCATCGGCGTCGGCCGTCAACGACACGTACACCCGGCTCACCGCGACGTTCACCGCGACCGCGTCCGTGATGACCCTGCAGGTCATTCCCTCCACGACCCCGGCGGCCGGCGACCTTGTGTTCGTCGACGCGGTCATGGTCGAGGAGTCGGCCACGGCCTCCGCGCTGAACTACCTCACCAACACCACCTTCGAGACGAACACCTCAGGCTGGTCCAGCTCCGGCACGCCCACGTTCGCCCGGTCCACGGTCCGCGCGAACAACGGCGCGGCCAGCTTGCTCGTGACCTGGGGTACGACCGCGGACCAGTTCATCGAAACGATCGCAACGAACCTCGACGTCGGCTCGGTGTACACAGCGAGTGCCTACGTGTGGGTACCGGCAGGAGGAACGCCGGTGCAGCTGCGTGCGGCTGGCGTCGTCAGCGGCGCGGCCAGCACCGTCACTGATGCGTGGCAGCGGATCAGCGTCACGTGGACCCAGCCCGCCGGGGGTACGACACGGAACATCCGTGTGCAGCCCGCGACCACACCCGCTGTCGTCGGCCACCAGGTGTGGATGGACGCCGCCCAGGTGCAGGAAGGCAGCAGCGCCACCGCCTGGAACGCCTCGCTGGAGGGGGCGCAGCTGCATGAGCGGTTCTGGGGGCTCGTCAACCAGTGGCCCGTGCGCTGGGGCGGCCTGTACTCGACGGCCATGGTCACGGCCACGGACGTCCTCAGTGTGCTCTCGCGCGCTGAGGAACAGATGCGGCCCATGCTCATCCAGGAGTGCCTGCTGTGGGGGCCGAACGCCTTCTACCCGATGGACGAGGGCGCGGATGCCACGTCGGCCGGTGACGTCTCCGGGCTCACCGGCCCGCAGTCCCTGGCCCTCCAGCAGGCCGGATCGGGCGGGACGCTGGAGTTCGGGGCAGGCAGCGCGCCGCTGGGGCTGAGCGGGGCACCCCTGTTCACGCCCGCGTCGGCGTCCGCGGGCAAGTTCCTGCGGGCCGAGCTGGGCGGCAGCGCACAGGGGTCCTCGCTCACGCAGGCCCTGCTGCTGGAGTTCTGGTTCGCGACGTCGACGGCCGGCCGGAGCATGGTGGCGATCGCCAGCGCTGACCGCGACTACTACCTGGTGCTCTCCCTGGCCTCGGCGACCGGATTCCTGACGGTGACGTCGAAACAGTCGGGCGGCACGGCCGTCACGACCACGGCAGGGGCGACCAACCTGGCGGACGGGCGACTGCATCACCTCATCTACGACGCCGAGGTCCAGGAGCTCTATGTCGACGGCGTCAGCATCGGCGCCTTCGCCGGGATCCTCGCGGTGCAGGACCTGTCCACGCTCACGGTCGGGGCGAACCAGGTGGGCGGCAGCCTGTGGTCGGGAAGCATCAGCGCCGTGGCCGTGTACTTCGACACGTCCATGTCGGCGTCGAGCCTGGCCGACCACTACACGTGCGGCACGACCGGGTATGCGGGCGAAACCGCAGACGAGCGGGCGTTCCGGCTGACCGCCTACATCGGCCTGAACTTCGGCGACATCGGCATCTTCACCACCGGCATCGCCGAGCAGGCCGCCCTGGGCCGGACCTGCCTGGAACACCTGCGAGACGTGGAGGCCACCGAGTCCGGGAAGCTGTACGCCTCCCGCGGCGCCCCGCAGATCCAGCTGCAGGCCCGGTCGGTGCGCTACAACCCGTCATCCGCGCTGAGCATCGTGTACGCGGACTTCGAGCCCGGCGACTTCGAACTGGCCTACGACACACAAAAGGTCGCCAACGTGCTGACCCTGTCCCGGCCGGGCGGGGCAACCCAACGCATGGTGCATGCCGCATCCAAGGCGGCGCGCGGACCGATCGGCCGCGCCGTCGACACCCTGTGCACGTCCGACCTGGTCGTCACCGACCTGGGGAACTGGCTGCTGTACCGCTACGCCGTCCCGGTGCCGGAGCTGCGCGGCGTGACGATCGAGGCGTTCACGATGGGGCTGGCCACCTACCGCACCCTCATGGCCGCCGACATCAGCACGGTGTTCACGGTGACGTCCATGCCTGCCCAGGCGCCGACGTCGTCGATGTCCGCGACGGTCGAGGGCTACCGCGAAGACATCCGCCACAACCAGCACAGCCTGCAGTTCCTCACGTCGAGGACCGTCACGTCCACGGTGTGGGTGCTGGACGACCCGCTCTACTCCGTCCTCGACTCCACCACCCGCCTCGCCTACTAGGAGCAACCTGTGCCCATCGCTGTCGTGCGCGCCGAGACGTTCTACCTGCCGCCGCCCGACCAGCCCGCGAACGCCTGGGCGGACGTGCCCGCAGCCGAGTTGGTGTGGCGCTGGTACGAGGCCCGGATGGGGCGCCGCGTCGTACCGCCCGAGGAAGCCGTCGACGAGAGCTACTTCGCGCGGATCAATCAGAACCGGTGGCTCGCCGACTGCTCGAGCTGCGGGTCGGCGGCCGTCGTCTCCCCGACCGACCCCCGCTACGCCTGCACCGAATGCCAGTGGGGATGGTGCGCGCTCGTCTTCCCCGCCGACGTCGCCGCGGTGGAGGCCTCCCTGATGGGGCTGCGGCCGGGCCTGCGGAACTGGTGGCATCCGGACGACCCCAACAACCCGGACCGCCCGGCCGACCCCGCCCCCGAGCCCGGCCCGGAGGGTGAGACGCCATGACGTTCACACCGAGGACCTGGGTCGTCGGCGAGGTGGTCTCCGCCGCGACCATGAACCAGGAAATCCGCGACCAGTTCAACAGCTTCTTCGGCGCCTGGACGTCGTACACGCCCAGCTGGATCGCCGAAGGCGGTGCCGCCCCCACCCTCGGCAACGGCAGCATCACCGGCCGGTACCTCAAGATCGGCCGCACCACGGACTTCGTCATCCAGCTGACGTGGGGATCGACCACCGCAGCAGGCGGCGGTGCGGGCTCAGAGAACTGGGCGTTCACGCTGCCCGCCCTCCCGGCCGCCGGCTTCACATTCCGCACCGTGAAAGCAGACGCGCTCGACAACAGCTCGGGCCTGCACTACGGCGCGGCCGGCACGTACAGCACCAGCAACGGCGGCTGCATCCGCTCCCTCGTCGACCAGCAAGGCGTCAGCGGCGCCATCTGGGACAGCGTCTACCCCTTCACCTGGGCAGCCGCCGACATCCTCTACATCTACGGCCGCTACGAAGCCGCCAGCTGACCCGCGTTCACCCCACTCGCCCCGCGCCGATGGCCGGGGCGTTCGTCATGTCTGGAGCACTCACGTTGAAGATCGTCACCAGATCCCAGCTCGGGTGGCCCGCGTCTGCCGCGCCGACGCAGACGTCCACCAATGGCGTGAAGGTCCACTACGAGGGGACCGAGGTGAGCGCCAAGCTGCTCACCGACCACACCGCGTGCATCGCCGAGTGGAAGGCCATCCGCAAGTCCCACCTGGCGAATACGCAGGAGAACTACTCCGACATCGCCTACAACTACGGTGCCTGCCCGCACGGCTATCTCCTCGAGGGCCGCGGCATCGGCAAGCGCACCGGCGCCAACGGCAACCAGACCCTCAACATCGCGCACTACGCGATCGTCGGACTCGTCGGATCGTCCGGGCTGACCGAGCCCACCGACGCCATGCTCGGCGCGATCCGCGACGGCATCGAACTGCTCCGCAAGAACGGTGCAGGCAACGAGATCAAGGGCCACAAGGACGGCTACGCCACCGCCTGCCCCGGCCCGAAGCTGTACGCCTGGGTGCAGAAGGGCGCACCGCGACCGGCCGGTACCGCGACCGCGCCCGCCACGCCCACCCCGGCCAAGCCGAAGGTGTCGCTGGCCCACGTCATCTACGCGGCCAAGCACGACCCGGCCGCCGCGCAGGGACACACCACGCACAAGGCCGAGGTCCTCATCGTCGAGAAGGCGCTCAAGGCTGAAGGCCTTCTCGCGTCCCAGTACGTCGACGGGTCCTTCGGCACCAAGACGCTGGAGGCGTATGCCCGCTGGCAGCGCTCCCCAGCGGGCGGCGGCTACGTCGGCGCCGCCGCCGACGGCATTCCCGGCGCCGCATCCCTGCGCCGCCTCGCCGCAAAGCACGGCTTCACCGTCACCGCCTGACCCACGAGAGGAACCCACTCATGTCCGAGATCCACGTGCCCGACACCGAGACCGTCGTGAAGACCGGCGCAGCTTACGCCCGTGACCTCGCCGAGCGCACCCTCGCCACCTTCGTCGTCACGGCGGCCGGCGTCGCCGTCGCCGCCGGGCCCGGCGACATGTTCTCCGCCTCCTTCTGGGAGACCGTCGCCGCGGCTGGCATCGCCGCGACTGGCTCTCTGCTGAAGGGCATGGTCGCCAGAGCGTTCGGCACGAAGAACAGCGCGAGCCTCGTCAAGGGCGTGTGATGCGTGCGGCGGCCCGGCGGCTCGGCCAGCAGCTGGGCCGCCGCGGAACAGCGCTCGCCCTGCTCGGCACGGGCAAGGTTTGCTTCGGGCTCGGCTACATCCTGACCCCATCGCCCAACCCGCGCGGCCTCGAACTCCTCAACCGGTACGCGGACATCCGTACCTGGGCAGTGCTCTGGGTCGTGTGCGGCGCCGTCACGTTCTGCTCCGCCTGGCTGCGGATCGGCAGAGACCGGTTCGGCTTCATCGCCGCCCTGGTCCCGCCGTTCGTGTGGGGCTTCGCATTCCTGTGGGGGGCCGCGGCCGGGGACTTCCCGCGCGGGCTGGCCATCTTCGGCTGGTACGCCACCAGCCACGTCGGCATGATCCTGTGGGCCGCCTCAGTACCCGAGTACGAGGTGCCCCACCCTGCACGTCGGGAGAGACCGTGACTGGAGCGTGGGGGGTAGCGGCCGCGATCGTCGGCTCAGTACTGGGCGCCCTCGCCCTGCTGGGCAGCGGCTTGTTCGCGGCCCGGGCAACGCGTGCGGCGGCACGCACAACGGCAGAAGCGCAGCGCGCGTCAACTGCCGCTGCAGCAGAACCCGCCCAACGCCAGGCGGACCTGACCGCGTTCAAGGAAATCCGCGACGAGCTGAAGGCGAAGATCGAACGGCAGGACCGCCGCATCGACAGCCTCTCCGCCCTGGTACTCGCCTACTCCTGGACGGTGGACCGGCTCATCAGCCGCATGCGGGAGGCCCGCGTCACCCCAGATCCGGAGGACATCCACGAACGCGTGCGCGAACACATGCGAACCGGCGCCTGACGAAAGCGGCCCCGCTCTCCTCCGGGAGAGCGGGGCCGCTTTCGTCGTTCTTGGGCGCCCTGTTGCCAGCGGGACGCTTAGGGCTACCGTGCGCCCCACATCTACCGAAGGGTGAAGACCATGACCCGACGCCTCTGGAAGGTCGGCACCAACAGCGGCAACGATGGGTGCCCAACGCTGTACGAGATTCCCGGCACGGACCAGTACGTCGTCCAGGGCGACCGCGTCACCGACTCCGGCGAACTCGGCCAGCTCGAGAACCTCACGGCCGAGGAAGACGCCGTCGTCGTCCCACGTGAGCTGCTCGCCAACTTCAGCCCCAAGGAGCCCGTGCACGTGCCACAGCCCATCTCGTTCGCCGAGTTCGGCGGCATGTTCACCACACTCCGGCACTCCGCTTGGAGGCTGGAGACGCGCCGCCGCTACGCCGAAGACGAGATGACCGAGACCTACCGCCAGTTCGCCGCGGGCGAGCCCGTCACGTGGGACCTGAATGACCCGTGGTGCACCAACCGCCGTGAGCAGTCCGCGCTCGGCAAACGGTTCGAGCGGGTACGGATCCTCGACGAGCCGCCCACCCTCGGCCAGCGGTACCTCCTCGACAACGCTCGCCGCAACAGCCAGGCCGGCGAGGACATCCGCGTCCTCACCCGCAGCAAGGCCGACGAACTCCAGCTGCCGCGCGAAGACTTCTGGCTGTTCGACGCCCGCGTCGTAGCCCTGCTCCACTTCGACGACGCCGACCAGATGACCGGCGTTGAACTCATCACCAACCCCGTCGAGGTCCTCCGCTACGCGCAGGCCCGCGAGGCCGCATGGCACCATGCAGTGCCATACGACCAGGCCGGGCGGTAACTTCGCTGTGTGACCACGGACTTCCAGCAAGCCCGCGAGGCCCTCGGCCGAAGGCTCCGTGAGCTGCGCGACGGGAAGACTCAGCGGGAACTGGCGGCCGTACTGGGGTGGCCGCAGGCAAAGGTGTCCAAGCTGGAGACCGGGCGCCAGACGGCCACCCCCGAAGACCTCATGGCGTGGGCCCAGGCAACAGAGCAGCCCGCGACCACCGAGGAACTCCTCGCCCGGCGCCAGGGCCTGGAGACCCACGTCCGCTCGTGGCGGCGCCAGCTGCGCGCCGGCCACCGCCCGGTGCAGGACGTCCTCACCGTCGAGTACGAGCAGTCAACCGTGCTGCGGGCGTGGCAGGGCGCCATGGTCGTCGGGATCCTGCAGACCCCGGACTACGCCCGGCACGTGTTCGCTCGGATGGCTGAGCTGCAGCAGTCGCCGCGCGACATCGAGGACGCCGTGCGGGCCCGTGTGCGCCGCCAGGACCTCCTGTACCAGCCCGGCCGGGAGTTCCACGTCCTCATGTGGGAGGCCGCCCTACTCGCGGGCGTGGCCCCGCCAGACGTCCTCGCGGCCCAGCTGGATCGGCTCGCGAGCGTCATCGGCCTGGACACCGTCCGTCTCGGCATCATCCCCCTCAGCGCGCACCTCAGCGTCCCGCCCGGCAATGGCTTTTGGCTGTACGACGACCGGCTGACGATCGTCGAGGAGTGGCATGCCGAGCTGTGGTTGAACGACGCCGACAGCGTGGCCCTGTACCGGCGGGTGTGGGAGACGCTGGACAAGTCGGCGGTGTACGGCACCCATGCGCGGCGCCTGATCGGCCGGGCCCGCGCCCACTTCACTGACCTCACCTGAGCATCACCGCGAATCGCCTCAGGTTACGGGCGAATATTCGAGAATCACCGTGCCCGCTGATTCTCCGGTCTCCCTACCGTGCTGGTCATGGCCTTACCGATGCGACTCGCTGAGCTGTACGAGGCCGGGGACGCGTGGCTCGCCGACTGCTCCGCGCACCCGGACCTCGTACGCCAGGCATGGGAGTTCGACGCCCTCGCCCCGATACGGTCCGGCGCCCGCTGGCTCGCCGCCGAATCGTGGCTCGTCACCGGCATGCAGGCCCTCAGCCGCATCCGCGAGGAGCACCGCGGCCCCGTGCTCGCCGATCCTCTCCTTGACCGGGCGTGGTGGCTCGTGCCCCTCGATGCCGCCGAGGAACTGGCAGATGTACGCCCTATAGCGGTGCGCCCGGCCGGCACGGTGCTGCGCTGCCCGCCCACCGGCTGGCAGGCGTGCGGACGCTTCTGGCTGCACCGGCCCGACGGCTCCGGCCAACTCATCGATCCTGCCGTTCTCGCCGCCGCGCTCGGACCCGGCGGCCACCGACTCTCCACGGAGGCGCGAGCATGACGACCAAGACCCGGGAACTGGTCACTGCCAGCGAGCCCGACCTGAGCAAGCTCGGCGAGCAGATCATCCGCGCCGCTGAGACGGTCGGCGACCGCGCGGCGGCGCAGGCCCTCGTCGAGGAAGGGAGCATCTTCGCCCGCCAGAACGTGCGTTCCGCTCTGATCGTTGACAGCAAGAAGGGCGCACAGGCTTGGTGGGAGGGCCTGTCCGGGCGGCAGTACAGCCTCGGCCTGGACGAGAACCAGCGGCGCTTCCTCGGCCTGGTGCTGTCGCTGGTGGGCATCGGGCACGTCACCATCGCAGCCGTGCGCGGCCTCGACGAGCGGCGCCTGCGCATCATCCTGCGGGCCATCCTGCAGCTCGCGGAGAACGACAGCCTCGCAGTCGGTACCCGCGTCTGACTTCGCAGCCACGCCAGCGGCTGCGAGGAGCTGAGCGGCCGTCCCCGTCCCCCGCGGGGACGGCCGCTCAGCGAACGAGCTCAGCGAGCGGTACGTCGAGGGCGCGGGCGATACGGATCAGGTGCACGTACTTGATCCCGGACCCAGCCTCGACACGTTGGAGCGTCGACCGTCCGAGGCCGGCGCGGTCGGCGAGTTTCTCCTGAGTGAGATTGGCGTGCTCGCGCACCTCGCGGATGCGGTCGCCCTGCTGCTGGCAGGCGAGGCGGATCCATTCGGGCTGGTCGTCGGGCACCCGTCCACGCTGGTTCCCCAGGTGATCACCTGTCAGCACCAGAAGTGACGCATTCTTTGATCATGACGCTGAAGGAAGCGGAGCAGTAGGCCAAGACCCCCGCCGACGGCCGACGCGCTGACGCGCCGCCGACGGGTGAGACCCGCTGACGGTGGAACAGGGGCAGGCGGTGCCCCGGAGAGGCCACCGGAAGCGGGAGGGTGGCCGTCCCCCGTGGGGCGGCCACCCACTCCCTTGCACGCAGGGCGGAGTCGAACGGCCCCCAGCTAGGACTTTGGTCCGGCTGGGGGCCACTCTGCGTTTTCCCTGACTCTCGGGCCAGCGACGGGCCAGCAAACGATCATGAGGCTTACCCAAAACGGACAGGACCCCAGCTCATTCCTGCTCTGAGCTGGGGTCCAGTAGGTAGGCCCTGTGGGACTCGAACCCACAACCAATGGATTAAAAGTCTGATGAGCCCCCATGGCAGCGCACCCCGCTGAATTCAGCTCACCCCATTGCACCCCAAGGAGTGCAGCTCAGCGGCCATTCGCTGTCGTGCCCGGCTCGCCCTTCACCCCGTCTCACCCCACCGCGTATCGCCGTCTTGCGTGGCGTTCGGGCCAGCACGGGGCCAGCAAGAAGGGCCCCTGACCCGCAGGTCAGAGGCCCTTTGCCTGTCCCTCGATTCTACGCCCAGGCCTAGCCGTTGTCAGTGCTGGCCCGTACTGTCGGGGTCATCCATATCAGCGTCTGCTGGCTGCGTCGCTGAGCCCGGCCCCTGCTCCGGTACAGCGCCCGGTGCAGGGGCCGCTCCACGCCCGCGCCGAGCGCGCGGCACGGCGGCCGCCGCACGCTCAGTCAGGTCCTGCTCGTACTCCTGGAACAGGCTCATATACGTGTCGGCGGTCAGCACGATCGTGGAGTGCCGCAGCTTCTTGCTGGCGTCGTCGATGTCCCCCCCGCCCGCCTTCACCAGCGCGGCCGCACCGTGCCGCAGGTCGCGCAGGTTGATGGGCGGAAGGTCGGCGGCCTCGACCAGCCGCTTGAATTCCTTGCTCACGATGTCGGGGTGCAGCCAGCTGCCGTCCTCCGTGGTGAAGACCTTGCCGGTGTCCGTCCACGTCTTGCCGGCAGCCAGGCGCGCGTCGCGTTCGGCGTCCTGGCGGGCACGATGCTCTCGCAGCACGGACACGGTCTCCCGGTCGAGCATCACCGCCGACATGGACGAGTCCGTCTTGGGGGCCGTCTCGATGGGTGTCCAGCCGTCCACCACGATCTCCGTCAGGACATCGATCCGCGGCGGGTTGATGTCCAAGTGAACGTTCCCCCAGTCCGCTCCTACGCCCTCGCCGCGGCGCAGGCCGTGATGCGCGACCAGGTGGAAGAAGGCATAAAGCCGGGAGGTCTCGGCCTCGTCCAGGAAAGCTCCCAGCTGCTCGGGAGTCCACACCATGACCGGGCTGGGAACCGCTCCGGTCTCACGCCATCGGGCGATGCGCTCGGCCGTCCACAGGAGTCCCTTGGGGCGCGCGCTGGATCCCAGCTCAACATGCGCGGCCGCGTTGAAGGTGATGAGCTGCTGGGCGATGGCCGCATTCAGCGCCGTGCGCAGGGTGCGGCGGATCGCGTGTCGCGTGGCCGGCCCGTTCGCCTTCCGGTACGGCTTCATCTCGGCCAACTTGGCGCGCTCGGCGGCCAGGCGCTCACGCTCCTTGGCCGGCGGCCTTCCCGGCCTGGTCCACTTCGCCCGCGATTCCTGCTCGCGCCGTGCCTCATTCTCGGCGCGGATCACGTCGGATGCGTCGGCGATCGCGTCGAACATCTCCTGCACGTGCCCGACGTTCAGCCGGTCGAGACGGTAGTGCCCGATGCGCGGCTTCAGGTGGACCTTGATGTGGGAGCGGTAGCCCGCGTTCGTCGTAGTGCGCGTCTTCTTGGCGGCCATCCACCGGTCGAGCCATTCGGCCACCGTGGTTGTGCCATCGAGCGGCACACCAACGCCGAGGCGCCTCTGCACCTCGGAAGCCTGGGGGATGTCTGCGCGGCGCCGGGAGATGTCGGCGAGTAGATCTCCCACACGCTGCTGTTCAGTTGGGTCATCACCGGGGAGGTCGAGGATGGCCTGCAGGCGGGAGAGGTCGCCTTGGGCCTCCGTGACTTGCTTGTACCCGGTACGCCGGAAGGTCCGGCGCTTCCCCTCGGCGTCCGGCGGCAACTCCTGGCGGAGCGCGACGGCACCGTGGGACTTCTTCTTCAGCTGCGGGCAGGCGTTGCCCAGCAGCCTGCCGTCACCTCCGCGGCACTCGCATCGGCGGTAGATGCTTCCTGCGCGGCGCGCTGACGGCATGGGGGCTACTCCTCTCGCTCAGGGGGCTTGTGCTCGTCCCCAACGTCCAGACGGACCAGTCCTACCCCCACCAGAAAGTCTGCCGTCTCGTTGAGCTTGTCGAGCATCGGCTGATCCATCCCACTGTTGGGGCGCACGGCGACCGCCAACCCGTGCTTGCACTTGATGGGCATCAGGATTTCGCCATCAGGCAGGTCCTCGCTGAAGAAGTACCAGGCTCGTGGGCGGCGCGGTGACTCCATGCAGTCTCCCCCATCTCCCGCTCATGCGTTCGAATTTCGACTGGGACCAGCACCCTTCTGTCCAAAGGTGTGCGCACATGATCGCACCATGAGCCACAGGGGTCTACAGCCAGCAGCGGGCCGCTACTGGCTGTAATGTCAAGGGGAGGGGTCAGAAGGGGCTTGATTTAGTCGCTGCCGTCGCCCGGTGGCACCAGCGTGTCGATGAGCCGCAGCAGCCTCTCCCTCTGATCGGCGGGGAGTTGGTCGAGTTTGTGCACGTATGCCTTGGCTTCCGACGACCCACTGACTAGCGGATCCACTCCATGGAACTGACTGCCGGCCGCATCCTGGAGCGTTTCCACGGGCAGCTCACAGGCCGCCGCGAGTGCACAGAGTTCCTCATAAACCGGGGGGGTGACCGGTTCTCCCTGCTCCAGGCGGTAGACGTACCCGCGCGTCACGTGCGTCCCCGTGACTGGATCAACAGCCCGTTCGGCGAATGCCTTGAGGCCGATGTTCAGCTCCGCGCGGCGACTCCGGATGAGGTCCGCGAACTGGGTCCGCTGTTCAGGCCTGCGCACGTCTTCGCGCGGCTGAGGATCATTTGAGGCCATGGGGTAATCCTGCCATTCCTTGGTCAGAGGTCCTTACGTCCCGTTCAGGGGCTGCGCCGCCCATTGAGACGTACGGGCAGGTCGGTCGGGGCATTCATCACGCTCGCTGAACGGATTGTTCAGCACGTTGGACGATCCCGCCAGAGCGCTCTGAAACTTTGACCCATAAGTTATGCAACCCTAAGTTGTGTCACGTGCGCTGGACAAAATGTTCAGCTCGTGTGATGCTCCGTTCATCGCTGTCCCACTCACGGGACAAAGTGTCCAGCGAGGTGAACGTGAGCGAATCTCCACCCACGATGTACGCGGTCGCCAGCGGCGACCGACTGAAGACGCTCATGGAGCGCACCGGCTCGGGTGAACCCATCAAGAGCCGCGAACTGGCCGCCAAGGCGGGCGTCGCCCACGGAACCATCGGCGCCCTCATGTCCGGCGCGCAGCGCTTCGTACCGGAGGACAAGGCCAAGGCCATCACCGCCGCCCTCGGCGTGGAACTGGGCGTCCTGTTCGACCGTGCCGAGCGGGTCGGCCGCACGTTCGTCCCCGTCCAGAGGGAGGCGACGTCATGACCACCAAGGTCGAGCCGCTGACGCCGGAGCAGGTCCTGGGACTTCCGGCCATGCCCCCCGTGAAGCAGGCGTTCGCCGCCCTGAACATCAGCGAGGGGACCGGCTACCTGCTCATCCGCGAAGACAAGTTCCCCATCGAGGTCCTCGAATTCGGCCGCGCCAAGCGCGTGCGGAAGGTCGACCTGGTCGCCTTCCTCGGCCTCTCCCCGCTCGCTGCTGCCGAGGTCCAGTCGGCAGCAGCCACCACCAACGACGACGCCCCCGGGGTCCAGCCGGGAGCGCCGTCCGAGCAGTCCGAACCCACCCGCGCCAGCAAGTAGAGAACGGGGTCCGCTCATGGCTGAGCTTCCCACGGTCGCATCGGCGACCACCACGCCCGAGGCCGCCCGCGCCCTTGCCGGTATCGAGGCCGCCAAGCTGCTCGCGGACAAGGACGTCACCGAGTGCCTCGACGCCATCGGTGACCTCATCCGAATCACCGGGGCCCCGGACGCCATCTTTACCTGGGTCCGCCGCCTCTTCGCCCGCGAGAACCTCAGGCAGTACGCCGCACAGCAGCACCTCAAGCTGCACGAGTCCCGCGCCGCTGACGAGGAGCAGCTGAACCGCACGGTCGTCATCTGGACCGTCGGCGGTGAAGGGCTCGCCATTGTGCCCGCAGGGCAGGACCCTGCCACCTCTCTCCTTCAGCTGCGCCAGGAGATCGCCCAGCGCGCGGAAGACCAGCAGCGCGCCGTGGACTTCCAGGCATCTGTCGCGGCCGGGCTCGTCGAGGACGCCGACACCTGGAACGCACGCACCACACAGGCAAAGAAGTGACTGCCCCTACGGCGCAGGCCCGGGACACCCCCGGCCGTACGCCCACCCCCCAGCAGATCAACGGCCTGCTCGTCATCGACGCGAAGAACATCCGCGCTCACTACGAGTGCTACCGCCCGGGGTGTCTGAAGCCCCGTGAAGAACCGGTCAAGCCCTCCGCCATCAGGGCGTTCATCGACGGGATTAAGGCCCGCCACCTGAGCCAGTACCACGGGGAGAAGCGTTGACCGACTCACAGATTCCGGACCTCCGGGCCGTCGCCCGCGAGCTGCACGACGCCGGTCTGTGCCCGCTCCCCGTCCGGGCCGACGGGACCAAGGCCCCGGACGTCCGCAGCTGGACCCAGTACAAGATCAGCCGGTCCACCCCTGAGGAACACGACCGTTGGTTTGGAGACGGCCGCCGAACCGGAATCGGCATCGTTACCGGCGCCGTGTCCGGCAACGTCGAACTGATCGAGTTCGAGGGCCTGGCCGTCCAGGAGGGGCTCCTCGACAAGGTCACCGAGCTGGCCAACAACAGCGGGCTCGGCGACATCTGGCAGGCCGTCACGAGCGGCTGGGCTGACGAGTCCCCATCCGGCGGCGTGCACTACAAGGTCGTCGTCCAGGGCAGGCCCGCCGCCGCGAACAAGAAGCTCGCGCAGCGGCTCGCACGGGAAGACGAGTACACCCCGGAAGAACGTCAGCGCATCGCTGAGAAGCCGACCGCGAAGATCGTGCGGACGCTGATCGAGACGCGTGGCGAGGGCGGGTTCGTCGTCATCGCCCCGTCGCACGGTTCCACGCATCTCAGTGGCAGGCCCTACGTCCGGCTCGCTGGTGGCCCCACCACAATGGCTGTCCTCGACGCGGAGGAACTCGACGCGGTCTACGTCCTCTGCCAGGCGTTCGACGCGATGCCCACGGCCGAGTCCCCGAAGACGGCGCCGCGCCCTGCACCGCCCCGGCCCGACGGAAGTCTGCGGCCCGGCGATGACTTCGAGGCCCAGGCCACGTGGGAGGAGATCCTGCGGGGTGTCTTCCGTCCGCTGAACACCCGGGGCAACGAGACCTACTGGGGGTGGGCCGACGGCGTCGGCGGTGTGAAGGCCACTACCGGGCGCGACGAGCACGACCGCCTGTTCGTCTTCGCCACCGGATCAGAGTTCGAACCCGAGGTTCCGTACAGCAAGTTCGGCGCCTATGCCCTGCTGAACCACGGCGGCGACCACAAGACCGCCGCCAGGGAGCTGGCCCGCATCGGCTACGGCAGTCGGCACCTCGCCTCGGTCGGCGCTCACCCCGTCGCACCTGCACGCCAGCCCTCGCACCCGACCGACACCACCCCGGCCGCCGACGAGCAGGAGCAGGAGGATCCGGCCTCGGCGGGAGACGCAACCCCGGAAGGCTTCGACTACGCCAGCACCTTCGACCTCCCGGCGTCGGTCCGCACTCCCTACGACTATCGGGTCACCGGGCGAGGCGTTGAGGTGCTCAGCACCAGCGGCGAGAACTGGCTCCGAGTCACGTTCGCGCCGCTGGTCATCACAGCAACGTTCGAGGACCCCGAAGGTGACCAGTACGTCGAACTGTCGTGGATCGACCGCAGCCTCGGGCGGCCCCGCCGGATCTCCCGGATCGTCAGCCGCGAGACCGCGAAGCGCGGACGCAAGCTGATCGAAACCCTCGGCTCAGCCGGTCTCCCCGCCGTCGAGGGCGACGCCCGCGCCGTCGAAAAGTGGCTCGCCGAGTTCGAGGCTGGCAACGTCGGGCGCATTCCGTCCGAGCAGCTGGCCCGCTGGCTGGGGTGGCAGGACGACGGCACGTTCGTCAGCTCGCCCGAGGACGGCATCAAGGTCGATGTCCCGTTCGAGGAGCAGCGCGGTCCGGCCCGTGCGCACGCCAGGAAGGGGACGCTGGAGGGCTGGAAGGAGACCGTCGCCCAGCTGGCCGGCTTCCCGGTGCCACGCGTCGCGGTCGCGGCCGCGCTCGCCGCTCCCCTGCTCAAGCCCCTCGGCCTGAACAGCTTCACCCTGGACATCTCCAGCCGGTCCACCAAGGGCAAGACGACTGCCCTGCAGTGCGCGCTCAGCGTGTGGGCAGATCCGTCCGAGCACGCCAGCGCTATGTCGAACTGGCGCACCACGCTGTACGCCATTGAGAAGCGGCTGAACCTGGTGCGGGGGATCGTCACGGTCTTCGACGAGACCATGGCCGTCACAGACGACAACCTCATTGACGAGGTGCTCTACCAGCTCCCGATGAACCACGGGAAGGCACGGTCGGGCGGCGCGTTCGGCAACATGCTGCCCTGGGAGACCATCCTCCTGTCTTCTGGCGAGCGGCCAGCGCTGAGCTTCACGACCAGCCAGGGTGCGGCGGCCCGCATCCTCGGCACGACGATCGCCCCCTTCGGCGACAACGGCGGCGCGGTCGCGGCCGCGGCCCGGGAAGGCGTCCTGGCCCATCACGGGCACGCCGGCCCCGAGTTCGTCCAGTACATCCTCAGTGGCCTCGCCCACCCGAACGGCCGCGAGGTGCTGAAGCAGAAGCACCGCGCGCTGGTGGACGAGTTCCGCGGCAGTGGCGACATGACGAATCGGCGCGCGCCGATGGTCGCCGCCCTGGTGCTCGCTGAGACGTTGGCGTGCGGCATCGGGCTGCTGCCATACGAGTCCCTGGACCACGACGTGTGGCGCGGCCTGTTCACCGCGCACAACCCGACCGACAACCGGCCCGAGATGGCGCTGGATGTCCTCCGGGAGTACGTCGCGGGCCACGCCCACGAGCTGTTCAGCGCGTCCCGGGCGGCCCTCGGGGAGCGCCCGCCCTACTCGGGGTGGCTGGGCGTCATCTCGGCGAAGAACGGCGTCCAGACGGTCGCCCTGTTGCCTGAGCGGGTCCGCAAGATCCTGGCCGAGGCCGGATACTCCCTCGACGCGGTCGTGGGCAGCTGGGTCGACGCCGGGTATCTGGAGACGCTCAAGAGCCAGCGCCCGCCGCACCTGGTGCCCCGTCGCTTCGACGGCGCCCGGGCAAAGTGCCTCGCGTTCACCCCCGAGGGCATGCCCTTCGGCGAGCAGGACGAGGCGGCATGAGGGCCGTCGGGCCGGTGGTACGCACCTCGTGCGTACCACCCTGGCCCCACGGTTCCCGCAGGTCAGGCGCGTATCAGCCGCCGCTTTCGGGGCGGTACGCAGTCGCCCGGAAAAGACACCCCTCAGGCGTGGGCGCGTGTGCGTGCGCGTGCGTGCGTGCCTGCGCACATCGACCCCTGTCTGTTTCTGCGTACCTGCGTACCACTGTCTCTAGAGAGAGACATAACAGCAGGTCAGAGCCCATTTTTGCCCGGTACGCAGCCGGTACGCAGCCGGTACGCAGCGCGTACCGCCCCTCTCCCCTCTCCACCGAATCGAGGTGACGCATGTCCTTCACACCCCGCCCCTACCAGCTCGACGCCATCGAGGCGCTCCGCCAGGGCTGGGCCAGCGGCAAGAACCGCGTGGCCGTCGTCCTACCGACCGGCGCCGGTAAGACCGTCGTCTTCTCCCACCTGGCACACCAGATGCTCGACAGCCTCGGAGGCCGCCGAGCGCTCGTCATCGCCCACCGTGAGGAGCTGATCGAGCAGGCCGCTTCCAAGCTCCTGGCCGTGGACCCGATGCTGCGGGTCGGGATCGTCAAGGCTCAGCGCGACGACCACCACGACGCCGACGTCATTGTGGCCAGCGTCCAGACCCTGGCCGTGGCCCGCCGCCGCGAGGCCATCCGGGATATCGGCCTGATCATCGTGGACGAGTGCCACCACGCTGCGGCTCCCTCCTACATGGAGGTGCTCCGGCACTTCGGCGCCTGGGACGGCGTCCCGGTGGCCGGCTTCACCGCGACGATGACTCGGGAGGACGGCGGCCTGGCCGAGGTGTGGGAGGACGTCGTCTTCCGCCTCGACATCCTCGACATGATCAGCGACGGCTACCTCTGCGACGTCCGCGGCAAGGCCATCACCGTCGACACCCTCGACCTCAACAAGGTGAAGACGCGGGGCGGCGACCTGGTCGACGGGCAGCTCGGGAAGGCGCTGGAGGACTCCGGCGCGCTGGACGCCATCGCCAAGGCGTACGTCGACCACGCCGCCGACCGGGCCGGCGTGGTCTTCACCCCGACCGTGGCGACAGCCCAGGCCGCCGCCGAGTCGCTGCGCGCGGTCGGTATCACCGCGGCCCCAGTGTGGGGCGACATGGGCCGCGACGAGCGGCGCGCGACCTTGGCCCGGTACACCGCCGGAGAAGTGCAAGTCCTCACCAACTGCATGGTGCTCACCGAGGGATTCGACGCCCCGCACACCAGCTGCATCGTGGTCGCCCGGCCGACGAAGAGCGCCGGCCTGTACGTGCAGATGGTTGGCCGCGGCCTCCGCCCGGCACCCGGAAAGCGCGACGCTCTGCTGCTCGACGTCATGGGCGCCGCGAGCCGCCACAAGCTCGCGTCGATGGTCGACCTCACCGAGCGCGAGATCGGCGAGCACGAGAGCGGCAAGAGCCTCCGGGAGGTCGCCGAGGAGCACGTGGCCGCGGAGAAGCGCCGCACGCTGGCGGCTCGGGTCGAGGCCGAGGAGATCAACCTGTTCGGCTCGTCGGCGATCCGCTGGCTGCGCACCCCGGACGGCGTGTGGTTCATCCGCCTGACCAGCGCCATGTTCCTGTTCCTGCAGCGTGACCCCGGGACGCGGTCCTACCGGATGCGCCGCTGGACCGAGGCGCACGGTGTGCACCCGCCGAAGGACGACGTGGCCCGGCCGCTGCCGGAGGCGCTGGCGTGGCTGGAGCAGCAGGCCAAGGTGCTGGCGCCTGGGGCGTTCGTGTCGAGGCAGGCCCGTTGGAGGGCAGGGAAGCCCAGCCCGAAGCAGCTGGGCCTGTGCCGCCGCCTCGGCATCACGGTGCCGCGCGGCGCGTCGGCCGGCGACGTCGCCGACCTCATCGACCAGGACCGCGTCGGACGCGTCCTCGGCCAGCTGACCCTTCCCACCGCCGCGTAGCGGTCCGGGCCTGTCGCTATCAGGCCCGGACCTCCACCCATCACACCACGGAGGAAAGCATGGCTGTTCCCAACAAGTACGAGTTCCGCCTTTCGCCCGACCACCGTCAGTTCGCTATCTGGGAGCCTGGGAACGAGCCTTGGTTCGTTCCGGAGACCGCCATGACCGGCCGGTGGATCAAGCCGAACGACATGGACCGCCTCGGTTGGACGCGCTACGTGCCGGTCGACGAGGAGCCGCTGGGCGCTGTCGAACCCGGTGACCGACCGCGTCTGTTCCACCTTCAGCGAGACGTCGACATCAGCGGCGTGTCCGGTACCGGCCGCGTCGCGAACGGCGTGCTCTGGCCCGATGGGTCCGTGTCGCTGCGCTGGGTCGGCGAACGGCCGTCGACCGTGCACTGGGAGCGTTTGGAGGACGCTGAGGCCGTCCACGGGCACGGCGGTGCCACCCGCATCGTCTGGGCCGAAGACCGGCCACGCGTGGACGACCCGGCCTCCACCCTCGACGACACAGAGCGGCAGTTCCTCACCTTCGCCCTCGAACTGGCCGCCGACCAGATGACTTTGCGTAGTGACGAGTTCGACGATGGGGACGCTGCCGCGCTGGAGAAGCTGCGCTGCATTGCCACCGAGGCGCAGCAGCCCAGGCCCGAGCGCGGCGAGCTGTGGTCGCTCCTCGACTGGACGTTCTGGGGCAGCGGCATGGGCGACGTCTTCCGCATGCCCCTCGCAGATACCATGCTCGCTGCGATCACCCCCGAGCAGCGCGAGCAGGCCGAGCAGCTCATGGAGGCCTGGCACGCCAGCGGCCGAAAGCCCCTCGGGCGCCGCCGTTACGAGGAACTGTCGGCCGAGTTGCAGACGGCCCGTGACGAACTCGCCGAAGTGAAGGCCAGCCACGACCCGCGCCTGCGTTGCCTGATCATCAAGCCCCACCGCGACAAGGACATGTACGTCGGCTGGTCCAACGTCTGCGAGATGCCCGTCGGCGTGTGGTCCCGCGAGACCGCCCTCGCCTACGGCTTCCCGTCCTCCCGCCTCGACCGCGCCGACAAGAACGGCAGCAGCGACCTCAGCTGCAGCGACGGGCACTGGGACGACAAGGGGTTCATCGCCGAACAACTCGGCTGGCTCCGCCGCGACAGGCTCGGTGACTACGCCGTCGAGTACCTGCACGGCGACCGCCAGGCCGCGTACGCCCTGCTGGAGCCGTTCGAGGGCGAGACCGAAGTACGCCGCCCAGGCGACGCGGGATGACCGCCATGGAGTGGCTGATCTGGGGCGCCTTGGTCTGCCTCGTCTTCTGGGCCTACCAGGCCATCGACATCGCCCACTACCTGCCGCGCGCCGTCCGGCGGAAGCGCAGGCGCCAGCACATCCCGCACTGGGCGCGCACCGGGCACCTGCCGTCGTCCACCGCGAAGCACGGCCGGCACTCCCGCCGATAGCCAGACGGCCGCCCCTGCGCGAATCAGGGGCGGCCTCCCCACCCATCACACCACGGAGGAACCCATGAGTAACCCGAGCGTCACCACCGACCGCGTCCTGACCGAGGTCCTCGCCGAGCGCATCACCCAGGACGCCAAGTGGGGTGAGCAGAACCACCCCGACGGCACCGGCTACGACGGCAGCGACCAGCACGCCGACTTCTGGCGCCAGCGCTGCCAGGACGCGTTCGCCGACGGCGAGGGCACGTGGGGCCACGTCCTGCTGGAAGAGGTCTTCGAGGCCATCGCCGAGAACGACCCGGCCAACCTGCGCGCTGAGTTGGTCCAGGTCGCCGCTGTTGCTGTCGCGTGGGTGGAGGCCATCGACCGGCGCCCGGCCGCCGTTGCCCGGGTCATCGGGCACACCAGCCTCTTGGAGACGACCAACGCCTACGAGCACCGGGAGGACCGGTGACCGTTCGCCCGCGCTGCTCGCGTGGCCACTTCCTGGCCGCCTCCGGCACCTGCCGCTGCGAGATCCCCCGCACCAGCTGGAGCGCCGACCTGTGGGGCCAGGGCCTCACCGCCCGCCAGCGCCACAGCATCACCACCGTCCCCATCACCGGGAGGTACCTGTGACCCCGTCCGCCCGTGCCCTCTGGTGGCACTACCTACTCGGCTCCCTGTTCACCGCCCACTGTGGCATCACCAGCGCACGCAACGGCGCCCTCTGGTACGCCGCCGGCCTGTTCGCCGTCTCGCTCCTGCTGATGGTCGCCCTCGCCCGCGAGTACATCGCCGCCGACGACCGGCGTGCGGTCGCCGTCCGGGCCGAGCGTGCGGCCAGACTGCGCCAGCCCCGCCCGGCCATCGACGGCGTGGTGGCCGTCGCCCTGGCTGGCGCCTGCTGCGAGACCTGGTGGACATCGGCCGGCGCCGGACACGAAGAAACCTGCACCAACCAACGGAGGACTGCATGAGCCCGGAGCGCTACACCGCCGACAGCATTACCGACGCCGCTCTGGACGCGCTGTACGAGAACGCAAACCGTGGCTGGCGGCGCGGGGACGAGTGGAAGGCACGCGCCGAGAAGGCCGAGGCCGCCGTCGAGCGCGCCGATCGGCTGGCCCGTAGGTGGGCAATCCTCCGGACCCATGGAGGCGCCGCCGTCGAACTGCGCGCCGCACTCGCGGAACCCAAGGAGACCAGCACCAAGTGAACGCCTGCACCCTGTGCGAGGACGAGACCGGCGAGGCGTACCTGTGCGAGCGCGACACCCACGCGCTCGCCGGGCGCCTCGCCCGGCTCCCCGAGCTGTACGCCGAACTGGCCGTGCACCTGGTGCCGCGCTGTACCGGGCCCGCCGAGATCGTCACGGCGGCGGCGGCCGCCGGCCCCCGGTCCCCCTTGAACGAGGACGTATTCGACCTGGTGCACGGCCGCCACATGGTCACGGTCATGGAGTCATGGCGGGAGGACGTACAGCGGGTGCGCTGGCCGCAGCACTCGCCGCCCCCGCCGGCCGGACTCGCAGCGGCCTGCCGCTGGCTGGGCATGGAACTGGACTGGATCGCCAACCACTACCCAGCAGTCGGGGACCTCGCCCGCGAGGTGCGCTCCCTCGAGGGACAGGTACGAACCATCGTCGGCGACCCGCCGCCACGCCCGCAGCGGCTCGGCCTGTGTGTGGCGGTGACGGACGATCAGGGCACCGTGTGCGGCGCCGTCCTCTCCCGTCTTCCGGGCGGGCCGGTGCGGTGCCGGTGGTGCGGAACGGACTACCGCGCAGAGACAGACCTGCTGTTGCTGCGGCACTACCAGCCCGGCACCCTTGCCTAGAACCCTAGTGTTCGGGTAGCGTGACCTGTGTGCCAACCACCAATTGGCGCGAACGAGTTGATGCCGAGGACGAGGAACAGAAGCGGCTACTGAGCTTGATCTCAGACAGCGCCCAGAGACGAGCGGCAGCGCTCGAGGACGGTGTGCGGGACCTGGGAACCATCTCGGCCGTCGCCCGGGACCGCGGCATCAGCCCGAGCGCAGTCCGACGATCCATCCGCGAGCACGGAACGGGCACCCTACGCCCCACCCGAAGCTCCCCGACCACAACCGAATAGGCCCGGAAAGCGGGCAGCCCCGGCAAGGCGACCCTACCGCCCGCCGGGGACCACCACTTGATCACGAGGAGCAAGCCTCATGACCCAGCGGAACCCTATCGCCCCCAGCCGCGGGGCCGAATCGCGCGTTGCCGAGCTGCACCGACTGGCCCGCGAGGACTACGCCAAGGGGCAGCAGCAGCGCGCCACCCCGAACCTCTCGCCGTCCTACGCCGTGGCCTCCCGCGCCGCCCGCCACCAGCTGGCCGAGCCCAGCGACCTCGACGTCGCCATCAGCCTCGCTCAGCAACTGCTCAACAGCGACCAGGTGCTCTCACTGCGCGAGGCCCTGCGCCTCCTGCTGCGCGCCCTCGGTGCCGAGCCCACCACGCCGTCACAGCCGCTGGC